CTCGTCTATAATCCTTGTAGTATCTGCAGCAGGTACAGTTTCTAGCTGTGGTATAATCACACTAAAAGACTTAATAAAATCAGTCTCCATTTCATCAGCTCCATTGAAGCCTACTAAATTATTAGGCTGCGAAAACAGCCACAAATTAGTTGTATAAAAAGGAAGATCAATTTCTACAGCAGAATTGACATTTGGTAAGAAAGTAACACCTCCCGTTAGAGTAATTGGAAAGTAAGTATTTGTGGACGTAACAGTCATATCAGGTGGTGCGAAAGAACTCGGAAGATCTAGAAGAACATTTACGTGTTCCATATAAGTCATCTCCGAACCACCAATAAACTTAATTCTATGACGAGCTGATCCTCTAACTCCCAAGTAGGCGAGCCTTAGATAAGAGAAGAGGTCTAAATAATCAGATGCTGACGATCCAAAGGGAGCGTTGTTTCTAGGATAAATTGGTGCAGTGACTTGTGCATAGGACAAAGAAGAACTAGATAAAGTAACATCAGCTACTCTATGATATCTTTTAAGCAAGGATCGGAAAGAGGGAATACTCTCGCCAAAATTGCTCAGGTGAATATTATCTTGAGAAGCCGTAGACTCATTTAGCTCAAAACATGTTACTTCTGTTGTGAATAGAGCCTCTGCATTATAACCATCGCGATTGCTGGGTAAGCCTGCTGCAATCGGAACAGCATAGTGCATGTTTTTCCCTCTGACGTATACATTGACAGAAATACTGGAATCATCTGGAGATTGCAAATAATTAACAGCATAAAGGTATAAAAATCCATTGCAAAATTGACCAATATCAGTGTCGATATCTCCGAACCATGAATCAGTAGGTATTTGTCCAACTTTGCGCCATGGACGATCAGATGCCCAGTTAACACAAAAAGACACAGTTTGCGTCTCTTGTAAGTCAATAATTTTCACATATTGTTCATTAAGATCCGAAGTCGTTGTAATCACTGCTTTTTGTCGGACGTTCGGTTCATAAACAACTGCAATCTTTCCACGGTGATAGGAGCTGACAACAAACTCGAAAACGACTTCTATGTCACCTCGCCAATAAAGAAAAGGGGCTGCTGAAAATGCTAAGGCTGTTGGTTGAAAATACTCTTTGACCTGAGACGCATTTGTCAAAAGGTAGGGAGAAACACCCATTTCAAATATTGAAGTGACAAATGGTACATATGCAGTCGACCACTGAAACGTATGAAAATAGGAAAGCCTATTGGCTATATGCTCTATTACCATTTCATCATCGTTGCTTCCAAACATTCCTTGAGAAATTTCCAAAGTGCGCTTGGGATCAACACCTATAACTTTAGCAGTATCATTTCCAATGCAAACAGATCCATTATTGAATCCATCTGGTTTAATTTGCGAACGATTTTCTGTGAGTATAGGTTTCGACCAGCCAAATATGGAAGCAATCCCAGAAACGCCTTTCATAACCAGAGACGCTGGAACAGTGAAGGGGGCAATTTCAGGAATAGAAGATGCAGAATGTAAAAAATTAGCAGCATTGGAGGCATATTTTTGTATTGGTCCTGTTTTCTGCTCATCTTCACTTTCCTTTGTTACGAGGGATTCAGCAACAAATGAAGTGCCTGTTAATGTTCCAAGGTTGACATCTTTGAAATTGGCATAAACTATTATAGAAACTTCAGAGGGGGTAGTGGTAACAGCACCAACGTCATTGATAGTATAAATGTAAAGAGAACCACTATTAGCAAAATCCTCAAAAGAGGTGTCTCTTACTAGCAAATCGTCAGAATTGAACAATCTCCATTGTGGCTTGTGAGATATGAAAGGAATGTGCATCATTAAAGGTTGATTATCCTTGACATCCATAACTTTAGCTCCCCTGGATTGAGAGAGGTAGTTGAGAAACATTGGTCGATAAACCACGGGGTCAACCACCAATCTTCCTTCCAGTGCTATAAGAGATTGGTTGTGTGTAGGATGGGGTTGATAAGAAACAAGAACCTTTCCATAATGAAAGGGCGTTCCAGAAATAGCTATGCTAATTTCAATATCACCCTTAAAATATGCAAATTTTTCAAATTTTGAGCGAATACGACCATTCTTTGACAAGATATCCCATAAGTCAAGTTTTTGGGATATGGTTCCACTATTTAAAACTGCTTGGTATATTTTAATAGGTCTCTCAAGGAAACGATTAATATCGTTAACACAATTCTGACCATTATTTATATAACTAGAGTTTCCCACTGAAGACATAGCTAACTCATTTCCATCAACATCGACAACATTGTCATTGTCATGAACTCGCGTAACTTTACCGGTCTCCATGTCTTGGGTAATGTTAGATTCAGAATAGTACTGATCAGAAAACAATTCTTCCCCTGCGCCACACTCACAGTACTCAAGAGTGCTACAGAATGGGAAGAATTGGCAAAATTGAACGGGGTTTACAGCAATCCATTAATTTTTTACAGGTCCGCCGGATCAAGCGGGGTCCTAAGGCAAAAGCTAAAGATCTCTGGATTTTAGGTGGCAATGATAGATCTAGGTGCCCTTAAAGGCTCCACCTTACATTCAGTTTATTGCCATACACTGAATGGTTTTAACGACCTTCCAGTCGGAGCGCAAAATCCCGCTCAAGATCTCCTAAGGAGGTTTTTACAACTTGTCTGTTGAGTCTAACACGACTAATGGTTTTTAAAGACTGGACTGTCTATAATTATTTACGTGTCACGACGGATTTTAAAGACTTGTCTGTCTGAGCTGTACCAAGTTATTGAAAAATAGTTTCATAAATGTCATTATAAGTCTTAAACTCATAATCACTATGAAACTTTTCCCTAAAGGCAGAGACTATATCCTGTCTCATGTCCTCGAACTTTACTGGGTCATCAACGTGCAAAAACGCTTCATAAAGAAAAGAAGTTATCATTGAAGCATTCTGGCTAACTGGAGACTCAAACTCAGATGGTAGTATCCATTCAAGTGTTTTATACATCGAATTTAGATCCAGAGGACCTACAATGCGATCATAAACATCAGAATACTTAAATTTCCGCTTCAAGAAACTTACTCTGCTTATATCAAGAAAATCAG